ACAAAGGCCTCCCGGCTGCGGCTCCCCCAAAAAATCAAAAAGAAAAGTTTTAGCTTGCTAAATCTTGCTAAATCTTGCTAAATCTTAATTATAGGGCTATATGCTCATATTTTGGCTTGTGAGAGCAGAGTTACCCAAGTTGGTAAACTTATAAGCAAAAGTTATTGCTGTTCTTAGAAACGAGAATATAGGCTTTAAACGATATAACCACATTTAAAAGAAAGGACAATATGCAAACACAAAACGGTGGCAGACCCACAATTTTACCCAAGATGTATGAAGAACCGCCTTTTAGTCAAATCATTGATAAAATTGAATCAGGCTGTAATGATAGAGAAATCTACACCAGTTTGCATTGTTCAGCTAAAACTTTTAGAAAGTGGCGAGATGACAATATAAAGGCGTATGACGAAGCTAAAAGCATTGCTAGGGGGAATCTATTAGAATTAGCTGAAAGTGCCTTAGCGAGCAAACTGACGGTCAGAACGCTAAAGGAAACAGAAACAATCTATGACGCTGACGGAAACGTTGAAAAAGTAAAGGTTAAAGAAAAAGAACTGGATAAAGATAGCTTGGTAGCGATGATGGTTGCTAAGGCTGGTAACCCTGAACTTTATAACCCTACTGAATGGCGGAGATTACAACAGGAAGAATCAAGCTCTAATGACCTTAAAGCTAAGATTGAAGAACTTGATGACTATAAACTAAGTAAGTACGAAACACCAAAAATTGAAGTGCCGAAAGGGTTTGAATAAATGTATTATTTAAATAAAATGTTGGAATACAACAAAGAAAACGGCATTATTATTAATAAGTACATTCGTAAGACTATTCAGAAGCAAATACGTATTCATAACAAATATATTTATCGCTATGACCGTGTTACGCAAGCTATTGAATGGATAGAAGACAACTTCTATTTGACTACTGGTAACCTGATGAAAATCGAGCTACTACCGCCACAGCGTTGGTGGTATGAGTTAATGTTAGGCTATGATATGGTAGATGAAAAAGGAATTCAGGTCAACCTAGTTAATGAAATTTTTCTTAATCTAGGTCGTGGATCAGGTAAGTCAAGTTTAATGGCTACGCGCGTGCTTAACTGGATGATTTTAGGAGGACAATATGGCGGAGAGAGTTTAGTTATTGCATATGATAATACACAGGCTAGACACGTGTTTGACCAAGTTCGGAATCAAACGGAAGCAAGCGATACATTAAGAGTGTACAATGAAAACAAGATTTTCAAGAGTACAAAACAAGGGCTAGAATTTACTTCTTTCAAAACCACTTTCAAAAAGCAAACAAATGATACTTTGAGGGCGCAAGGTGGTAACAGTTCACTTAACATATTTGATGAAGTTCATACCTATGGCGAAGATATAACAGAATCAGTCAATAAAGGTTCACGTCAAAAACAAGACAACTGGCAAAGTATTTACATCACTTCTGGCGGACTTAAACGAGACGGTTTATATGATAAACTTGTTGAACGCTTCAAATCAGAAGAAGAATTTTACAATGATAGGTCGTTCGGCTTGCTTTACATGCTAGAAAATCATGAGCAGGTCAAAGATAAGAAGAATTGGACTATGGCATTACCTCTTATTGGTCATGTTCCTAAGTGGTCAGGAGTTATTGAAGAATACGAACTTGCACAAGGAGACCCAGCGTTACAGAATAAGTTCTTAGCGTTTAATATGGGCTTGCCTATGCAGGACACAGCTTACTACTTCACTCCGCAAGATACCAAACTAACAGAATTTAACTTATCTGTATTTAATAAAAATAGAACTTATGTCGGAATTGACCTATCCTTAATTGGCGATTTAACCGCTGTGTCGTTCGTTTGTGAGTTAGATGGTAAAACTTACAGTCATACACTTACTTTCTCTGTACGGTCGCAATATGAGCAGCTAGACACAGAACAACAAGAGTTATGGACTGAATTCGTTGACAGAGGCGAATTAATCTTACTTGATACGGAATACATTAATGTAAATGACTTAATACCATATATTAATGACTTTAGAACCAAGACAGGATGCAGACTTAGAAAGATCGGTTATGACCCAGCACGATATGAAATTTTAAAAGGGCTGATTGAGCGTTATTTCTTTGATAAAGACGGAGACAACCAAAGAGCTATTCGACAAGGTTTCTCAATGAATGATTATATCAAGCTGTTAAAATCTAAGCTAGTCGAAAATAAACTTATCCATAACCAAAAAGTTATGCAATGGGCTTTAAATAATACTGCTGTTAAAATCGGACAAAGTGGGGACTATATGTATACTAAAAAACTTGAAAAAGATAAAATTGACCCTACTGTTGCTTTGACAATGGCTTTAGAAATGGCGGTGTCAGATGAAGTATAACGTTGACACAGTAAGAGAGAGTGGCTGGTACAATAAAAAAGAATGGTTGGCAGTCCGTGATTATGTAAGACAACGCGACAAAATGACTTGCGTAAGATGTGGTGCATTCGGTGCTAAAAAATACGAAGTTGACCATATTGTAGAACTAACTTGGGAAAACCTTGATGATTGGAAAATAGCGCTGAACCCTGATAACCTACAACTCCTTTGTAAGTCTTGCCATAACAAGAAGACAAGCGAGTATAAACGTGGGAAAGGTGTGAGTTTATGGTAGAAAGGGGAAAAATTGAACTTATTCGGAAAAGTGGTATCTTTTTCACGTGGAAAACTAAACAATGATACTCAAAGAGTCACAGCGTGGCAAAACGAAGCGGTAGAATATACAAGTGCCTTTGTGACTAACATTCATAATAAAATAGCTAACGAAATAACAAAAGTAGAATTTAATCATGTAAAATATAAAAAATCTGATGTTGGATCTGATACTTTGATTAGTATGGCAGGTTCTGACTTAGACGAGGTTCTAAACTGGAGTTCTAAGGGCGAACACAATAGCATGGAGTTTTGGCAGAAAGTAATTAAAAAGTTGCTATGCACGCGCTATGTTGACCTGTACCCTATATTTGACAGTGAAACGGGCGATCTATTAGACTTACTGTTTGCTAATGATAAAAAAGAATATAAACCTGAAGAATTAGTAAGGCTTATCAGTCCTTTTTATATCAATGAAGACACGAGTATTTTAGATAATGCTCTAGCTAGTATTCAAACTAAGCTGGAACAAGGTAAATTGCGTGGCTTGTTGAAAATTAATGCTTTTCTTGATATTGATAATACACAGGAGTATCGAGAAAAAGCTCTAGCAACAATAAAGAACATGCAAGAGGGTTCTAGTTATAACGGTTTGACGCCAGTTGATAACAAGACGGAAATTGTAGAACTTAAAAAAGATTATTCTGTTTTAAATAAAGATGAAATTGACCTTATTAAATCGGAACTTTTGACAGGTTACTTTATGAATGAAAATATTTTGCTTGGTACTGCTACGCAAGAACAACAAATTTATTTTTATAACTCTACTATCATTCCTTTACTGATTCAACTTGAAAAGGAACTGACTTATAAACTGATTTCAACTAACCGCAGACGAGTAGTTAAGGGTAATTTATATTATGAACGTATAATCGTAGATAACCAGCTATTCAAGTTTGCAACTTTGAAAGAATTAATTGACTTGTACCACGAAAATATTAATGGTCCTATTTTTACACAGAATCAACTTCTTGTTAAAATGGGCGAGCAACCAATCGAGGGTGGAGATATTTACATAGCTAACCTTAATGCAGTTGCTGTTAAAAATCTAAGTGATTTACAAGGCAGTAGAAAGGACGTAACAAGCACAGATGAAACTAATAACCAATAGTGCTGAAATTAAAGTAACTAAAAATGAGGACGGTTCTAAGTCGTTCCAAGGCATTGGTTCAGAAGTTGGTGTAGAGAATCGTAACGGTATTATCTTGACCCCTAACTGTATTGAGTTTGCTAGAGAACGATATCCATTGCTATATGAACATGGATCTGGCTCTAGCGAAGTCATCGGGGACGCAAAGGTTTACTATGATTTAGCTACTAATAAATACCTGACTGACTTTACACTTTATGACAATGCACCAAACATTAATAAGGCTGTGGAAAATGGCGCGTTTGATTCACTATCAATTGCCTATTATATTACAGATTATACTTTTGATGATAATGACGCTCTAGTTGTAAATAAAGCACAGTTTAAAGAGATTTCTCTTGTTTCAGTACCAGCAGACCCTAACGCAAAATTTATTCAAAATGCCTTAGGCGAAGAACTCACAGAAGAACGCAACAAAATTATTGAAAGCCGTAACGCTTTGAAAGAAATTGAGGATATTAAAAAGAAATATGAATAAACCTGATTTAATTGAAAAACAGAACCGCTTGGCAGAACTTAAAGAAAATAACGTATCTTTAAAATCTCAAATTAGTGGCTTTGAAGTAAAAAATGCAATTGAAGACTTGCCTAAAGTACAAGAATTGGAAAAAACACTTTCAGAAAATTCAATTGAAATTATCAAAATTGAGAACGAACTTAACGCACAGGAAGAAAAACCAAAAGGAAAAGCTAAAATGACAAACTTTATTGAATCACAAAACGCTGTAACAGAATTTTTTGATGTATTGAAAAAGAACTCTGGAAAATCAGAAATTAAAAACGCTTGGAATGCAAAACTTGCTGAAAATGGTGTAACTATCACAGACAAAACTTTTGAGCTTCCACGTAAATTGGTTGAATCAATCAACACAGCTTTGTTAAATACTAACCCAGTGTTCAAAGTATTCCACGTTACAAATGTCGGCGCTTTGCTCGTATCACGCTCATTTGATTCAGCTAATGAAGCACAAGTCCACAAAGACGGACAACAAAAAACAGAACAGGCTGCAACACTCACTATTGATACTCTTGAACCTGTGATGGTTTATAAATTGCAATCACTTGCTGAACGTGTTAAACGACTTCAAATGTCATACTCTGAACTTTACAACTTGATTGTAGCTGAACTTACACAAGCTATTGTAAACAAAATTGTTGACCTTGCTCTTGTTGAGGGAGACGGAACAAACGGATTTAAATCAATCGAAAAAGAAGCAGACGACAAAAAAATCAAAAAGATTACTACAAAAGCTAAATCAGCTGGCAAAACTCCATTTGCTGACGCTATTGAAGAAGCGGTTGACTTTGTTCGTCCTACTGCTGGTCGTCGTTATTTGATTGTTAAAGCAGAAGACCGTAAAGCCTTCTTAGATGAGTTACGTCAAGCAACTGCAAATGCTAACGTTCGTATTAAAAATGATGATACTGAAATTGCTTCTGAAGTTGGAGTAGATGAAATCATTGTCTACACAGGCTCAAAATCACTCAAACCTACTGTATTGGTAGACCAAAAATATCACATTGACATGCAAGACCTTACAAAAGTTGATGCCTTTGAATGGAAAACTAATAGCAACATGATTTTGGTTGAAACACTAACAAGCGGACACGTTGAAACTTATAACGCTGGTGCAGTAATTACAGTAGCATAAGAATAAAATGGAGGAAGTAAATGATAGATTATATTAAGGTCTATTGTGGTATTCCGATTTTAGTAACAGCTTATGATAGTAAACTTATCTTATTCCGTTCAATAGCTATTAAATTGCTAGAAAAAAATGGTATTAAAGCTGACGAAACAAGTGTATTAGTGAAAGACTTTATTTCTTGTTATTGTCGGCTTAATATTGTTGATGAACCAGCAGAACAATGGCGAAACGCTGAAATGAAACGTCTGGATTCTTTGCAAGAGTTAATGTATTATGGAGGTATTTGATGATATTTTCACAAGTTACATTGCAAGTTGAAACGACTGTTAAGAAAAAAAACGGTGCGGAAGACAATGTTATAAAGCCTATCACTTTGCCAGCAGTCAAACAGAGAATTAGTCAGTCAAGACTTGATGAGTTTTCTATGATTGGACTTGGTAAAAATGTACGGTATGAGCTTAACGGAATCGGAGAAATGGAAGACTTGATTTTCAACTATTTCTTGGACGAAAAAGGCGTAACTTTCAAGCGGACAACATGGGAAAGAAACCCTAAAAATAACAAAATGATTTTAGAGGGATTAGTGAGCAATGGAATTTGATTCTTATATAGATTGGTACAACAATTTACTTACAATGCCTCTAAATGACGTTATTTTAGGCGTTAAGGACACGATAGAAGACAAGACGGTATATTTGTCACTTAGTGACTCAAAGGTGATTAAAATGGATAATACGAGCTTTGTCATGGGTTACTATTATCAAGTTGTTTTATCTGTTAAAGATGTTGACGATGAACTTGTCGGACTTGTCGGAAATGTTTTGCAAAACGGTTGGAATATGACGAACTGGTCAGAGAATAGCCATTTGTATAACTATACTGGAACTGTTTATTTGCCTTGTGGTGCAGGTGGTCAAGCATGGCAATGAATTTACTTAATACAGCAAGCATAGCTAAAGAAATGCAAACTAAAGTAACAGAACGCATGGGCGATTGGTTTGAAGCAGAGTTTAAAGCAAAAGCAAATAGTGCAAGCCGAAGAACTAGATTAATCAGAAGTCATGGTCACACCTATATTTATGCTAGATATCAAAATACAGGCCAATTGTCAAGTAACTTAAAACAAGTTAAAAAAGGCGATAAAGTAGTAGTAAACGCAGGGACTAGAGCTAATTATACTAGTGGTTATCATGGTATGTATTTCTTGGTTGAAAAAAAAGGTATGCAAGACGTTAAAACAACATTGAAAAAAGGCGCTAATTATGCTAATTCAATAAAATTATAAAAGTAGAAAGTGAATTGATTACATTTGATTGAAATTAACAATAATGGTATTTTTTAATGAGTTTAGATAATTTTAGAAATAGAACGATTATATGGGATACGGTTAATAAAGATTTCCCTCAACCAATACAAATAATGCAAGGCGACGTCAATGCAAGAACGTTATTGATTAAAATAGTTGATAATGGAGTTGAAATTGATTTAACTGGTCATTCATTAAAGCTTGCATATCAATATACTAATAGTAGTAATTCTGGTTTTGTTATGATTCCTCCTAAGAACTTAGCTAAAGGAGAGTTTATTTTGGTAATTCCTACTGAAATGACAGAAACTGGAGTTATTGAGGCAAATTTAATACTTCTCAATGAAGATAAAGAGCAGGTTATCGTCAGTAAGAATTTAACATTTATATCAGATAATTCCACAGGCAAATGGGAAAACATCGGTTCAGCAGTAATTGGTTCAACAACAATATATTATTGGAAACGCACTGCATAAAAAAATAAAAAGGAAAATAAAAAATAGAAATTAGATTATAACTCACGCGAGATTTTCTTTGGTAATGAAGCTCTAATCGTAGCTGATATGTCAAAGGGAAGTAACGGAAAACCAGAGTTCACTAACCATAAAATTGTAACTGGTTTAGTATCAGTTGGCTCAATGGAAGACCAAGCGGAGACAAACAGCTATCCAGCTGATGACGTGCCAGACCATGGAGTGAAAAAAGGTGCTACCTTACTTCAAGGCGAAATGGTATTCATTCAAACAGACCAAGCGCTCAAAGAAGACATTTTAGGTCAACAAAGAACAGTGAATGGCTTGGGTTGGTCTCCTACTGGTAATTGGAAAACGAAATGCGTTCAGTACCTAATTAAAGGGCGCAAGCGTGATAAAGTTACAGGAGAGTTTATTGACGGTTATCGTGTAGTCGTTTATCCAAATTTGAGACCAACAGCAGAAGCTACAAAAGAATCAGAAACAGATTCAGTAGACGGTGTAGACCCTATTCAATGGACTTTGGCAGTTCAAGCAACCGAGTCAGATGTTTATTTGAATGGAGATAAAAAAGTTCCTGCTATTGAGTACGAAATTTGGGGTGAACAAGCTAAAGACTTTGCTAAGAAAATGGAAAGTGGTTTATTCATCATGCAACCTGATACAGTTCTAGCTGGTGCAATTACACTTGTAGCTCCTGTTATTCCTAATGTAACTACTGCTACAAAGGGTAATAATGACGGAACAATCGTAGTGCCTGACACTTTGAAAGATTCTAAGGGTGGAACTGTAAAAGTAACATCAGTGATTAAGGACGCACATGGAAAAGTAGCAACAAATGGACACCTTGCGCCCGGTGTCTATATCGTAACGTCCTCCGCTGACGGTTATGAAGATGTTACCGCAGGGGTTTCAGTAACTGACCATTCATAAGATAACAAACGCAACAACCTAAAAAAATAACTAAGTAAAGGGATATAAAACAAAATGGCAAAACAATTAAGCACAGCACGTAAGTTTAAAATGATTACAGGTAAAGACCTTTTCCAGCAACAAAAAGCAATGGATACGGAACTTAAAAAAGAAGACGGAGAAATTACTGATGTAATGGAGTTCGTTCAATATGGTCTATACTTGGCTCTTTTTCAAGATAACATTGTAAAAGCTAAAAGTGACTTCTCTGACTTCCGTTCTAGCTTTGAGTTCGATACTGACGGTAAAGGGCTTAAAGAACTTGTCGAATTATGGCAGAAAGAAATTTAATGAGCTGAAAGGACTGTAAATGATTTTAAAACATGCAATTAGATACTTAGAACTAACTGGTTCAGACTTTATTACAGATTTAAAAGACTTTGCAGACCTACAAAATTCTTTTGTCGCTGGATATATTCCTGATGACTTTACAGAGCAAATGGAGAGCTTTACAGACAAGTTATTGATACTTTGGGTAGATTGTAACGGAGGAATGCAAAACGCCTTAGATGACAAAACAGAGCTTCCTACAACTAACGAGTTAATCAACATCTTCTGTAAAACTGTTTTTATTAAAGAAAAAGAGGAAACGGAAGACGATATAGTCTTCTTTTCTTCTAGTTCATTGATTAAGAAAAAGAAAGATACTGTAAGGGAAAATAAAACTTTAGAACTTTTGACTGTTTTGGGCAATAATGAAATTGATATAACACAGTTCATGGAAATGGAACTAGAACTTGTTTATAAAATAATCGAACTTATTGCAGAGAAAAAGAAAGAGGAAAAAGAAAAAGAGAAAAGGCGTAAAAGAAAGGGTATGTAATGGCAAGTAATGCAAAGTTTGAGGTCGAGATATATGGCAATGTCACGAAGTTCGAGAACTCACTTAAAGGTGTCAATACCGCAATGTCAGGGCTTAGAGGAGAAGCTAAAAACTTACGTGAAGCTCTAAAACTTGACCCAGCAAATCCAAAAAAAATGGAACAATTGCAGAAGAATTTACAAGCGCAGTTGGGCTTATCACGTGACAAAGCAACAAAATTAAAAGAAGAACTTTCTAATGTTGACAAAGGTACGTCATCAGGTCAAAAGAAATGGCTACAACTTACCAGAGAATTAGGCACAGCAGAAACGCAAGCTAATAGGCTAGAGAGCGAAATTAAGCAAGTCGAGGGTGCTATTAAATCAGGTTCTTGGCATATTGACGCTAAAATGGACACCAAGGGTGTAAATAGCGGAATTGACGGCATGAAGTCACGCTTTAGCGGTCTTAGAGAGATTGCGGTAGGTGCATTCAGGCAAATTGGTGCGAGTGCTGTCAGTGCTGTTGGTAATGGCTTAAAAGGCTGGGTATCTGACGCAATGGATACCCAAAAAGCCATGATTTCATTGAAAAATACAATGAAGTTCAAAGGCAATGGACAAGACTTTGATTATGTCAGCAAATCTATGCAAACACTTGCTAAAGACACAAATGCAAATACCGAAGACACTTTAAAACTTTCAACAACGTTCATTGGTTTAGGCGATACTGCTAAGTCAGCTGTTAGTAAAACAAAAGCACTAGTAAAAGCTAACCAAGCATTTGGTGGCACTGGAGAACAATTAAAAGGTGTGGTTCAGGCTTACGGTCAAATGTCAGCAGCCGGAAAAGTTACTGCTGAAAATATTAATCAGCTAACAGATAATAACACAGCTCTTGGTTCAGCTCTTAAATCAACCGTTATGGAAATGAACCCAGCTTTGAAACAATATGGCTCTTTCGCAGCTGCTAGTGAAGCAGGTGCAGTATCTGTTGAAATGCTAGACGAAGCTATGCAAAAACTCGGTGAAGCGGGTGGTGGCGGAGTAACTACTATTGGTGACGCTTGGGATAGTTTCAATGAAACATTATCACTAGCGTTACTTCCTGCACTTGACGCTTTAACTCCTATTATTAGTGGTTTAATTGATAAAATGAGCGGTTGGGGCGAAAGTGCTGGTAAAGCTATAACAAATGTTATTAAGTATTTTCAAGACTTGTTTCAAAAACTTCAAGAAAATGCAGCCACTTTAGCGTTTTTAGAGGCTTGGGATAACATAAAAAGCGCATTTGGTTCCATAGTTTCTATTATAGGGAACGTCATAAATTCATTTCTTGGAATAAATACAGAAACAGCTAAAAACGCAACAAGTGTAGATAACGTAGCAAAGAGCATAGCTGTATTTGCTGGTAAATTTTCAGAAGTTACGAAAAAAATAGCTGATTTTTTGAAAAAAATTAGTGAAAGTAAAAACGCAACGGATACTTTAAAAGTAGCTTTAGTTGCTTTGGCTGGCGCTTTCGTCGCTATGAAAGTCATTAATGGAATCATTAAGGCTTACGAGACATATAATAAGATTGTTAAAGCTGGTACAATTATACAACGCGCTTTCAATGCTGTTATGTCTATCAACCCATTCGTGGCTCTTGGTATAGCGATCGCAGCCATTGTTGCCGGTTTAGTTTATTTCTTCACTCAAACTGAAACAGGTAAAAAGGCTTGGGCTAGTTTCGTAGACTTCTTAAAGAGTGCATGGGACGGAATAGTTTCGTTTTTTAGCGGTATCGGTCAATGGTTTGCTGATATATGGAACGGAGTAGTTGACGGAGCAAAAGGTATTTGGCAAGGCTTAGTTGATTGGTTCAGCGGAATTGTGCAAGGCATTAAAAACATTTGGAACGGAATAACAACATTCTTTACTACATTATGGACAACTGTTGTTACTGGCATTCAAACAGCATGGGCAGGAGTTACAGGGTTCTTTACAGGGCTATGGGACGGAATAGTAAATGTTGTTACAACTGTATTTGCAACAATTGCTTCTTTAGTAACAGGTGCTTATAATTGGTTCGTTACAACTTTCCAACCCTTAATTAGTTTTTATCAATCTATATTTGATTTAATTGGTTCGATAATCAATTTAGCTTTTCAACTTATCTTGGCTGTAATTCGTGGTGCTTATAAATTAGTTCTTAACGCATGGCAAGGCCTGCCAGCTTGGTTTGGTGGAATATTTAATGCTGTTAGTTCAGTAGTTTCAACAGTATTTAGTGCCATTGGTAGCTTTGCTGTTTCAGCTTGGAATGTAGTTAGGTCAGTATGGAGTGCTATTCCAGGTTTCTTCAGTGGTATATTTAATGCTGTAAGGGGAGTTGTATCTAGTGCTTTCAGCGCTTTTGGTGGCTTTGCTTCTAATGCTTATAATGCAATAACAGGAGTATTTAATGGTCTTGGTGGTTTCTTTAGTGGAATATTTGGAGGAATTAAGCATACAATAGATAGCGTTCTAGGTGGTGTAACAAATACAATCAATAATATATCAGGAGCTATTAATGGGATTGCAGGTAAACTTGGCGGACTGTTCAAAGGTTCTATGGTAGTAGGCTTAACAGATGTCAACTTATCTTCTAGCGGGTACGGTTTAAGTACGAACAGCGTATCAAGCGACAATAGAACGTATAACACATTCAACGTACAAGGTGGTGCTGGTCAAGATGTTTCTAACTTAGCGCGTGCAATCAGACGAGAATTTGAACTAGGGAGGGCTTAATGGTAAGACAGTATAAAATACATACTAACTTAGACGGAACAGACGACAAAGTTTGGGACGTTACAAATGGAAAAGTTAGATTTTACCAGCCCTCTAATTTAGGGTTACAATCAACTAATAATATTTGGCAAAGTAATGGTATTGGAGTAATGGGGACACGTTCAATTACACAGCCACAAATAGAGTTTAAGCTAGAAACGTTTGGAGAAAGTTTAGAAGAAAATTATCAATTGATGAAAGACTTTATAAACGATATTCTTAACAAAAAGTTCGTTACACTTGAATATCAAACAGAGATTTTTCAGGTGTATGCTGATTTAGCTTTAGCAGATGTCACAAAGACAGAGGGTTATGGAAAGAATGGAACTTTTAGCGAAAAGATAACTTTTGATATAATTACAAAGTGGTACACTCACGAAAACTTAACTTTTGATATGGTTCAAAATGGTAAAGTTCTTTCTGGTAAATCTAAAATTTATGGCGGAACAGCACCAGGAGACTATAAGTATGTCAAAGGAACTTCTTACACTTACTATGGAGAAACAAATATAGAACGTTTAAGTCGCTGGGATATAAAAGATGAAATATTTAGTTTTATGGGGATATTATACCCGAAACTTCCTAAAACACCTACTGGAATTAGATTTTTAGACGATATTGGAAATGAATATACTGCAATTGTATTTAAGACGGAACAGGCACAGGATTATATTTTAATAAATACAGATGTAAATGACGAAACTTATCAAGGTTGGAAGGGGACAACTGCTCTAAATTTATTCCCTGTAATGGACTTCGAGCGATATAGAACTCGTATAATTGAAAAAGGTCAAATGGAGCTAATCAACTCAAGTAAGGCAGAGTTTAAAATCAAGAGAAAGGCGGACTTTGTTTAATGTTAGAAGCTAATGTTTATGATAACTTTAACCCTAACTATTACAATATATCTGATTTCAGCATGCCTAATGGTAAAAAAGAAAAAAGAGGCCTTCCGATACCAAAGGCAAGATGTCAAGTTATTAATTATGAACTGTGGGAAACAGGCTATCTTTACACTTCATCAGCTACATTTACCGTTTCGGTAGAAGTTGGCGATATTGTTCAAATACTTTTTCCTGAAGTTGTTCCAATTGAAGAAGCTCTAGGTAAGAAGAAAAAACTGAATTTAGATATGGTTTACCTTGTGACCGATGTAGACGAAAGTAATAAAGCTACGTTAAAAAACTATTTTTGGGCAATGATTGAAAGCCTTGATGTTCCAAACGCAATAACTAAAACGACAAACTTTGGTATCATTGATTATTTAATTGACCCTAATAAAAATAATTTAATGAGTTATGGTTATTTCTTTAATTCAAGTATCTTTGCTGGAAAGGCTACAATTAATCGTAAAGCGGAAACTTCATCAGCTCATGATGTAGCAAAAAGGATATTTTCCAAGGTTCAATTTCAACCAACTACAACCATTCAACACGCTCCATCTGAAACAGACCCTAGAAACTTGTTATTCATTAACTTTTCTTCAAGAAACTGGAATAGAAAAAGAATCACGACAAGAGTAGATATTAAGCAAAATGTGACAATGGACACAGAAACAATAGTAGAACGTTCGGCTTATAATTTTGCTGTTGTATTCGTTAAAAATAAGGAAACAGACGACTATACAGACCCCCCTAAAATGTACACAGCAAAAAATAACGGCGATGTCATTGATTATAGCACTTATCGCGGAGACGGAACGGACTTGCCAGAAGTAAGAACTGCAAAAACATTGTTTTATGATAGAGATGACCACGGAAACCCTCCTGAGTTGTCTACTATTAAGGCTGAAATTTCTCCCTCTACAATCGTCACAAGGTTAATCTTTAATCAAAATGAACTTTTGCCTTTGTATGTTAATGACTTAGTAGATATTTGGTACGAGGGCAAACTATATTCGGGGTATATAGCAGACAGGATTAAAACAGAGTTCAGTGATAGACTTATTTTTGTAGAAAGTGGAGATAAACCAAATGTTATATGAGTATGTTGCTACTTATGGCGACAAATATAGAATAGATAGCTTCACAGGGTACAGAGAGCTACGTAAAGACCACTTAGAGTTATTGAATGGTAAAGTGTACTATAATAGTGAAAACTCTCTTAGAATCGAAACTACGCTCTTGTACGAAGTCGGCCAATTTGTATCAATTGGTGGTTATCCTTATGGCGGTAGAAAATTTAGATTGTTGAAGCTATCAATTACTGATAACCCAGTTTTAGATAAAGCAAAGATAATTTCAAGAAAGGTTAAAAATGACAATTAAAAATTTCACGTTTTTCAGTCAAAATGGTACAGAGTTCCCAGTCGGTTCTAATAATGACGGAAAACTATACATGATGTTGACAGGAATGGACTACGGAACTATTAGGCGCAAAGACTGGACAAGTCCGTTAAATACAGCTCTCAACATTCAATACACTAACACATCAATCATTGCAGGCGGGAGGTATTTTGAACTATTGAATGAAACTGTTGCCTTAAAAGGTAATGCAGTCAATTATATCCATGCAAATATTGACTTAACGCAAACAGCAAACCCTGTAAGTTTATCAGCAGAAACATCAAATAATAGTAACGGTGTTGATATAAACAACGGTTCTGGCGTTTTGAAAGTTTGTTTTGATATTGTTACGACTTCAGGAACTGGTGTAACAAGCATTAAGCCAATTGTTCAGACTAGTACTTTAGATAGTATTTCTGCAAATGATATATCACTTAAAGGTTCAATCAATGTTCCAACTCAAATGTCGACAATTCAAACTGGAAATGGTTTGCTGTTGCAACTCACTAAAAAGAACGATGATTTAGTAATTGTTAGATTGGGTGGTAGTTTATCAAATATAAAAACTGGCTTTAAAATGTCTGGACCATTGGTAGATAGAGGATTTTGTCCAGCTGTTGCTCAAAGTCTTGTTGGTCATTTTTATCATTCTGGAAGAGATACTTCTTTCCATATTGACATAAGCCCAGACGGTAGTATTACTTGGTGGGGAGCAAATATTGATGAAACACCTGTTGAAACACGTGGTAACGGAAGTTACTTCATTAAATAACAAAATAGAAAGCGAAACAAAATGGTAACTAGAATGATTTTAATGACTATCTTAATTTTAGCGATTCTTTTCGCTACATGGGTAAAAGATGGAGAAGCGATGAACCCATCTTTCAAACGTAGACTTGTGATTGACTTGACGGTTGTCTTCGCGCTATGGGTTTTGTATGCAGTATTTTACTTTACACAAACACCCTCAACTTCTGATATCGCCAAAACTGTGATTAATGTAGGTTTATTGTACTTTGTAGGTCAATTTGTTTATTTAATCGCAAAAATTAGTCCTATGTTTGACGGTTTAGTTAAACTTATTAAAAAGAATGGTGTAAATATTCCTGAAGCAGAAGCAGAACAAACGGAGGATAAAAAAGAATGAATATAACTAATGCTGGTGTACGTGGGCATAATCCTACTGGGGTTGTAATTCACAATGACGCTGGTTCAAATGGTGCTAACGCTGGCTTCTACAACAACTGGTTACCTAATCATAACCCTGAAAATGGCTTTGCTCATGTTTATATCGCTTCGGACGGAAGATTGCAGGCTTCGGACTTCTCTAACATGGCATGGCATTGTGCTAACTCATACGGTAATGCAAATTATGCCAGTTGGGAAGTATGCCAATCAGAAGGCGATTTAAATCAGTTCTTGAGGAATGAACAAGCGGTACTAGATGACGTAGCTAAGTATATGAAACAATGGGGACTAACTCCTAATCGTGATACTGTGAAGCTACATCAGGAGTTATCATCTACTTCATGTCCTAGACGTTCCGTAGAGGTACATGGTGGCACGGTGGAAAGTTGTCGCTCATACTTTATCGCAGAACTAAATAAGCGCCTTACAGGGCAAACTAGCACAATAGTAAACAATACACAAACAAATACAGAATTAGAGGACGATGATTTAATGAAATTTACATATCAAGTTAATACAAAAGACGGAAAACCAGCTGGCGGAGTATTCTACTTCAATGGAACAAAAGTAATTGCCTTCACTAATGCCGACCAATGGACTATCGTTAAACAAATTTATAAAGATACGACAGGAAAAGACCTTAAACATTATGTTTGGAATGACGGAGCGCCTTGGCACTTGCGTTTCTTACAAGCTAATAACATCAAAGTTGAAATGGCACCGAACAAATAAAAAAGACCTTAAAAACTTCGATTGGAAAGGTTCGCCTATTTATATCCGTTTCATGCAAGCTAATGGAATCGATAAACCAATCATTGCTAAAAAATAATATAAAAAAAGACAGCTTTATAGCTGTTTTTATATTTCTTTATATTTAATTTTCTTCACTTCTTTTTCATTGTAAGATTCTTTTATATCTTCTTTGTTTTCATAAAATAATCCGTTATATAAAAAAGCGACTTTAAACACTCTTCTCTTACCATTAGCTCCGTTATTCCACGCTCTTTTAATATTTTCTTGTATTGTTACATATTCTAAGTTATCTAAAGAATTATTCAACTTATTACCGTCTATATGGTCAACAGTTAAATCAGATTTACCTTTAAAGGCTTCCATGACTATCCTGTGAACAAACAAAGGGACTTTGTCGATATTTGTTTTTTTATATCCTTTGGGCGATATATGTTGTTTTTTAAGTTTTAATCCGTCTTTTTTTATAGCCCAAATTAAACCAGCATCTGATACAATGTATCTTTCTCTAAATTTTATATATTTCATTTATTCCCTCTCTTATTATTCATTTATTTTACCATGTCGCCCAAGCTGTTCCACCTGAACCTTGGTATATGCTTACAGCTTTGTCTAGATATTCTTGAGGACTTAAATTAGATACTTGCCCATGTACGCTTTGCATGATTTGAAGGTAACCCCAGCATGATAGTTCATTCTCAACATAAGGGTTGCCACTAGATTCCTTATAAATAACATCAAGCCATTTACTAGCACTTGCTCCTGTCTTACTTGCCATGTAATTCGCTGCTATTTCAGGACTTACGCTAGACCAATTCGTCCCAATAATGCCATTAGTTGCTTCGTTTGGTACAACTCTCTCATTTTCATATTCTCCACTAACTTCTTTCGTCCTTTCGGATTCAGGTTGTTCAGTTTCCTTATCATGTTCTCTTGCGATTCTGTCAGTTTCGGCTCGTTTTTCAGCTTCAACTCTTCGTTGATTTTCTTCACTAACTCGTTGTTCTTCAAGTGCTTTCTCCTTAGCTTGCCTTATATGCTCATATTTTGCTTTCTCTTGCGTTTTAAACTCTTGTTGATATAATTGTGCCACAATATCATTAAAGCCCTTGTCCGCTCTTTTATGAGCGAATTGAATCAACGCTATACTTCTTATTGTATCATCTGTTAAAATAAAGATAATTACTCTCCTTTTTCGTGGTTCAATTGCTTACCTGATTAATTGCTTCAATAATATTGTTGCCAGCATTTATTAGAATTTCATCACTTACAGTTACATTCTTTCTTGAAAATAGTTCGTTCTCAATCTTCATAAAGTGCATTGCTTTAGCTAAAAATTGAGCTGATGATTCATAATATAATGTTTCTAGTTCATCATCTGAAAGCTGTGTTAAATCATCATTAGCAAAAGTTGTTAGTTTTCGCTTAATTTCTTTACCATTGTCGTCTTCCTCTACAAAAAAATGTTTCATCTATTCATACCTCTAATTTAAAGTTTTTCAATAATATACCTTTTAGAGCCAAGCTCAAGGCTCACTAGATAATTATTGAAATGGTCTTTATTGTTCAAGTCATTCGCGATCTTTCTAGCTGTTGACCGTGGATATTTTGAACTATTAATCTTCCTTGTGTATTCGTGTAATATTATCTCATTGCCTCCCTTTGCATTTTACGCTTCAACCGTTGCTTATACAGATATTCTTTGCTTGGCTTTAAGCTATATAATAACTCATCTAGTAAGTCCATAGCCTCTCCACCTGTTACTGAATTATTCATCTTTTTAAGTATAAGCTCGTGCATTTCATCATCATTGAAAAACATAGTAAGATAAGGGAATGCTACGGTATTTGGCAAGCTCAAGCGTGATTTAGTTATTCTTAGGTTAGGAAATTTGCCTGTTTCAGATTTAATTTTTAACTCAAGTTGGTTCATTCCGACACCTTGCTCTTTTAGTACGCTAGTAATTCTTTCATATAATTCTTCGTTTGTCATTTTATTTATCTACTTTCTTAACCATTAGTTGCTCATACATTGAACTTGTTCCGTCCATTACAAATTGTTTGAATATCTCCCATACGTTCAAAACCTTTATTTTCTAAAGCACTAATTTGTTTACCTAAACCTTTCAAAGTTAAAAGCTATAGCTCTCTTATATTTATCTTTAGGCTTCTTGTTAAATAATTTAATCATTTTAATTCTCCTTAATTTTATATATATACTATTATATTAAACTTCTTTTAAATTGTCAAGCGATAACTTCAGTAATTTCAGTTATTTTTTTAACTAAACAATTAGAAGCTATATCAGATTTTTCTACAAAATACTTAAAATCAAACGCTTCTCTCTTTGTATAATATATTTTATTTTTAACGTTGTAAAAACCTGTTATATCTTTTTCTAACCATTCTACTTTATAATATGTAAATTCATTATTCATTATCCAATTACTCCTGTCTTAATATTTAGTCTTTGCTGACTTGATAAGTGATATAAATTGCACCACTTACAGTGATAAGCTCTAACTGGTATCTTATCAGCTTTGTTTTTCTTGCTCTTTTTAGCATGTTGGGCACTTACTATTGAATATAAAGCACCCATTTTTGTGTATTTGCGTTTATTACACATAATCTAACCACTCCTTAATCGTAAATAATTCAAAGCCATTTAGCTTACTTTGTTTTTCAATTTCCACTTGATTTCTATCTAGGTCTGTCAGCAGTTCAATTACAGGTCTACCATTATCAAGCCACCTGATGACTGTATTAGCTTTAAGACCGAAATACTTAGCACATTGAGCCTTACAACTAAAGTGTAGTTCTTCTTCCGTCATAGGGTTATAAGCTACTACCTTTATAGCTTTTTGCATTTCCGTTATTTAACCTCCTTTTCTATAATACTATGATATCAAATAAAGTGCACACTGTCAAGCATAAACTTTATTTTCAATTATTCTTCGCCTTTCCATTGTTTGAAATCATCAGCTATATCTTGTGCAAAGCCCATAATGTCGTCAGCAGTGTATTCTGTAAGCTCATTCTCGTTACTTAAGTTAGCAAGTTCTCCTGCATAGTCTAAAGCCTTGTTACGGTCTTTATCGTAGCTTTCACCCTCTTTCTTGCCTGCTCTTACTAGATACTTCAATACCTGCATTGTATACCAGCCCACAAGCTCTTCATAGTTAAAATTATGTTTCAAGTATTCATTAAGTTCCACACCGTATTCATTGGCATAGTGCTTATTTGTACTGTAATTCATTAGATGTTACCTCCAAGCCATGCAATAAGCAACGTCGCAAGCATACCTATCCAAGTGATAGCGATAAGTGTAAAGCCGACACCTGCAACTATCATTAAAGTTTTTACTGTATCTTTCATTTTGTTCTCCTCTATTTATAACTCTATTCTATCAAATTGCTTTTACTTTATCAAATATTAACTGTTTTTAACCATAAATAATTTCTCATTTTCTTTGTTGCCTCCTTGGTACGGTAGTCCGATTGGTTTACCTTTTCTGATTTTCTTCTCGTCTAAATTAAGCATTAAAATTCCTTATCTTTCTAGTTTGATATAATTTATTCCAGTTTTCTATAAGTTCCAGCAACTTAGGTTCATCATATTCAGTAAATAGTTCAATCTGTGATGTACACCAGCAATGTAAACAGCGATCGCAACTATAACAGACGTTCACGTATCCTCTACAATCTTTGCAAACTCCTAAGCCATTACTCGTTGGTACATCGAAGCAGTGGCAGTATCTTTCGTCGTTAAAGTATTTACTCATCTATTTACTTCCTTTCGTTTTAATCAGGTCAACTAATGTAAAAAAAGCATATAATCCAATTCCGACTAGTGCTATTATAATAACTTTGCCAACTATTAATTCAGCATTCATTGTATCGCTCCTTTATTCTATATACTATTATAAGCTATTTCTTTTTATTTATCAAGCGATAAGTGCCATAGACCACTAATAAAACAATTGTTATTATAAATAGTGGAGGAATAAATACAGTTACAGCAAACCAAACGATAGATAATAAAGTATAGATCATGATTTTTAGTATTAATTTACCAGCAGGAGTTTCTTGAAAGGTTATATCCTCATCTAATGATGAATCATCTTCTTTTGAATTACCGTAAATTAATTCATTTTCACTTACGACTTCATATTGATTACCGCAATAATCACATTTTCCATTAGTAATGCTATGACTTCCGCAGGTGATACATTCTTTTAATTCCATTGTTGTAACTCCTTTCTTTAACTCGATGTATTAAGTATAATAAAAAAACTCTAAGCTGTCAAGCCTAAAGTTTTTATTCTTAATTATTTTTCTTTCAATTTATCCTTGAACCAAATAATGCGTTCTTTGAACCAAGCGTCAACTCCTTCAGGACGTAGCCATTTAGCTTGTTTTACTCCGTTCTTTTCCATAAACTCAAATACTTTTTTATGTGATGTTTGGTAGTCATCAATAAAGTCAACCAGTCCAAATTTAGAATTAAACTTACTAAACATTACTAGTGTTTCGATGTAGCTATCTTTCAGAAGTTCCGTATCAAGCAATTTTTGGGCCTTCTCAGCACGTTTAGCAAGTCGTTTGTTAGCTTGTTCCAGTTGTTCCTTTTGTCGCTGTAAGCTCAAGTTATGATTGATATAAGCAATCTGCTGTGCATGTCGTCCAAGTTTGCCTTGTGTATTAAGCTCGATCAGTTTAGCCATTCCCTCGCCAAGAATTTCATCAGCCACAAAGTTATATTTATATTTTTTATTTGTGTTGCGTACATAGTTGTCAAGCGTTTGTTTAATTTTAAGTTTTTTGTGTAGTTCTCTTAATGTTGTCAATTTAATACTCCCTCATATATTTTACCAAACTTTAAAGCGTTAATTTTAACTAACTGCTTCAAGTCTGATATGAATTTCTGTTCTTCGTCAAAGTCAAATGGCATTGATACGTTTTCCTTGATCCAAGCGAAAGCTCCGTCAAAGTCTTGTCTTAGTAAGCTCATCTTATCCACGATATCGATGATTTGCTCTCTCTCTTCTGCTGTATACATTTAACCAACTTTCTAGAAAGGTAGATCTTCCGTGTTAACTTCAATTGGTTCAGAACCACCAAATAAGTCCTGTTTAGCTTGTGCTTGCTTTCCATTATCATTAGAGATAAATACTTTTTCAACCGTAGGGAAAACAAAGTTATAATTTACGTATTCGCCTGATTCCTTAGCTTGTACACGACCGCTGACCGTTACGGTGTCCCCTAATTGAATGAAGTCAGGCAAGAAAGCCGAACCGTACGCAACTTTTACGTTAGATCCCTTTTCTTTTTCAAATAATGGGACTGAAATAATTTTCTTATCGCCTTTTGCTGTACTTACTGTACGTGTATTCTTTTCGTTTGCTTGTGCTGTAACTGTGATAATTGCCATTTAATTATTCCCCTTTTTCTGCTTCTTGCTGTGCTAACCAAATCGTCATGATGTCGGTAATTTCTTTTTTAGTCTTATTTTTCAAGCTGTCAATATTTTGGTATCCTAGTTGTTCAGCTCGTTTTATAAGTGGCTGAATCTCTCTAAGTCGTTGTTTTTCTGCTTCCAGCTCTTTTTGTTCTTCTGTTAAGTCGGGTAGGTCTTCGCCAGAATATATGTATAAACCAAGTCCAAACATAGCTAAGTTTTTAACTAAACAACGCATAATAGTTTTATTTACATCAAACATTGAAGCTGGTTCAACTGTTTTTTCTCCGAACTTAGTCTTATAAGTATAAGAATCAAACTTCATTGCCTTGTTAGCTCCGTCCATTACAGGAAGCCACATTTCATGTGTAATATCATCAACTGTAACAGAAGTAAATACCATAATGCCTAAAGAATTATCATATAGATATGGAACTAGTTTCCCTTTACCGTCATCAAATTTTTTAATCTCGTAAGTAGCAGTAGGACAAACTTTTTTAAATTCAGCCCAAGCCCAAGACCAAGAAAGATAACTTAGTGAAGTTTTTCCTGTCTTTTTTTGTTCAACTTTACTATTTACATTAATTGCATTAAGCTGTTCAAATACGCTCATTTTTTTCTCCATTTATAATCACCAGCACTTTTTCTTTTTCTCTTCCTGCTTTGTATCTGAAAGCTCATAAAAGTTAGCTTTTTCTTTTTTCAGTTCTTCAGTAACTTTTTTCACAACTTCCTCAAGCTGTTTTTCATCAAATTTAATGTTAATTGTTTCCATTTTCTCCTCTTTCTATAATGAATACATCGCCTTGTCTTGTAATTTCAATATTATACTTAAGCATTGGTAAAATATATCCGTCGTCCCAGTAGTTCCATAAGTCGTTTATTAAACCATACAGGCACTTATCAGATTCTGCTCTGTACTTTGTTTCGTTCATCTCTTCAAGCTCTTTAGACAGCTTTCTGACGCCTCTAGCATAATGTTTACTTGCTTTTTCTCTTGCTTTTAAACTTTTGTAGTTGCTTTTCATATATGAACTTTCTAATATCGTCTTTCTGCTGTTTTTCCTCTTTATCAGACCAACCAACTTTTTGGCCTTTTCGCTTGCCACTTTGATAAACTCGTCTATTATCATCAGGAAAGCCATTTTTTTCAAAGTACATTCTAGCATATTCAAAGTAATTTAAGCTGTTGATGTACTGCTGACTATCCTTTTTGTGATAGTTAAGAGTTATCAATCGCCTTTCAGCTAGTGATTCAAAAGATGTTATCATACTTCTTCTTTGAGCCAGCCTAAGTTTTCAAGTGCTACATATTCCTCACTATTTTTTTCAACTTTTTTAGCTTGTTCAATACTAGCTGTTAATTGTACTTGTTTGCCAGCATAATATAAAGGTTTTACCCCACTAACATCAGAAAAAGCATGAAATTTAAATTTAGGCGCAATGACTTCATAACCGTTAATAAGAGCATTTAACATTTTTTCTTTTTCATCAAGAGTAAAAGGTGTCTTAACTCCACGTTCGTAAACTTCTCCTAGTCCATTTTTAAGAAAACTTGCCCAACCCCAACGAGAAATATAATAAAATGCTCGGCTTTTATCATTAAAAGTTTTAATAAATATGTCTTGTTCTTGCGTTAATTTAACTACCATTTGTTAGTTCTCCTTTATTTCTATATATACTATTATACCAAAATTAATTATCGTTGTCAAATATTAGATGATGTTTTTCATTTATTTCTACTTTTAATTGCAATGCTTTAATCAATGCACGCTTAGAATAATCGTTTTCGCAAGCTGTATGCAATTTCTTTGACTGTCTGACTAGAAATTCAGCACGACCAAGCCATACTTTGAAAAGCTCGTCATTATGCCATTCAGCTTTTATCATTTCATCTAATGCACGATATAGCCAGCCATACACTTCAGCGTGTAAAATAATAGCTTTGTTCTTGTAGTCGTTCATTGAGTTCATTTTTTGCTCTCTCTATTAATTCAAAGTCATCACTGTATAAAACAGGTTTTGAATATTGTTCATTCATGTTAAACCTTGAATAATAGTCATAGAAGTATTCATTTACTTTTTCATGGTAATAAACAACGTATTTTTTATCACTCATTTTCTGTTACTTTTCCTTTCTCTTTAGCTAAGTCTAAGAAAGCCTGTGCCGATTCTTTCGTCGTTTCGATTGGAGTTTCAGCCTTTACTTTTTCTATTAGTTCGCTATCTGGTTCTTTCTTATCTTGTTCGATTGATGTAAAAGCTGAACCAACATATCCCCAAAGAATCTCATTATTAAATGCAAAGTTTCTAGCAAATACTTTCATGATAGAATATCTGTTTTTAGTCTTACTATTAATTTTAGGCGACATAGTAAAGGCAATCTCATACCATGATGGAATTGTCGTAGCTCCCAATATATGGCTTGGAATGATGCGAAAATCACGTTCTGTTAAAGATTGCTCTCCAACCTGTTTTCTAGCATGTGCCACAATCATAAAGGTCACATACTTGTCGTGCTTCACATCTAAAGTATTTCTAAGGTTAGTGATTCCTCTTAGGACTTCTGCCATTGGTTGGTTTGCATTGATTATCTCATTATCTTCTAACAAGTCTTTGAGGGGATCTAGAATAACAAGTCCAATGTCTTTTTCTAGTATGAAATTATATAGCTCTCTAAGCCCTACATTGTGCTTTTTCCCTTGGCTATCATATTTCCATGTATCAAGTTTGAAAGCTCCACCATGTAAGAAATATAAGTTATCAGGACTATCTCTTCTTGAACCTTTCAATCGTTGATGTTCTGTCAGTCTGCTATTCTCGTTCTGAATAACTAACACGTTAGTTTTAGTTGTTTCTCTGCCAGCGAACGGCTCTCCAAGTGCCATGGCTTGTGCTAAGTCTTGCGCTAGTGATGACTTCATGCTCTTTTCACTACCTGTTATAAGACCAAGTGAACCTTTAGGCAATATATCTTGTACATTCCAAAGTAAACCGCCTGAAAAGTCATCTGATTCTTTAAGTTCCTTAGCTGTGCTTACTTTATCAAATAAATTCAATTTTCATACCTCTCAATTTATAACCTTTTTTAATCCTACGACTAATGCCACCTGTTGTTTTTTCTCCTTTAGTATATAATAGCAAAAAAGACTTGAAAAGTCAATCCTTAATTCCATTTCTTTCTTTTATGAATTTGTCTATACTATCTTGATTTAATCGTTTAGATATTTTTATTAGATTAGTTTTAGCCATTTCTCTTTTATTCTTTTTATTTTTCTTTATTTCATCACTAGCTTTTTGTTTGCATTTACGGCACTTTAAATAAATTCTACCACTTGCTTTTCTAATTTGCTGACACTTAGTACATTTATGTTTCATTTTTTGTTTCTCCTTTAGATATTATTTGAACCAAGATAAATCAATTTCATTAGCTAAATCAGCAATTTCTTTCAAGGCTTCTTCGTCTGTCATGCTTTTTAAATCACATTCTTTAAGTTTGCGTTCGATTTCATTAGCTGTTACAATCGCTTCTTCTAATGATTGAGTTCTAATAATATTTTTAGAAACTTGTTCTTGTTTAAGACGAAGTTTTTCTATTTCATCCGTTGTTTTGGGTTGTTCGTTATTTAATTTTTCTCTTATAGCGTCATCTTTTTTGCCATAAGTTTTTCTATAAATGAATTTTTCATATTCATCAGATGCCATTTTATTTGTTTTTGTATTAAAGTTTTTCATATTTTCTCCATATTTTCTTCTAGCCCAACTTGCCAGTGATTTTTGATTAATGTTGTTTAAATATCTTTCAAAAGAATAAACTGTATGAAGCTTTTGTTCATACTCAACTTTATTTGTTTCTTTGTTTATTGAGTATTTAAATCCTCTATCATACATAAAATTCAAGTAATCTGTTTGAAAGTCTCCCAGAAGTGAATCATAATTGTCTCTTTTTTCTATTGTTTCTTTTGAAATTGCCTTACCTCTAGCTTTGCCAACACGACATTTACGACCAGTCTCTTTATATTTACATTTTGGGTTTTCTCCGTTACAATTAGAACAAAACTCTTGTTTAGGTCTAGCCATGTTTTTATCTCCTTTCTTTATGATAAATTAATTATATACTTTTATTTTAGACTTGTCAAGAATAAAAATATTGTTCGGAAATAACTATTGTTTTTATGCTTGTACATATTTATTGACATTTATTGTTCGGTTTTAGCTATTATTTAATGTGCAAAAAAACGTAGTAGAATATATTAATCTTTAATTTTGGACACTAATAATTATTTTTCCGTACATTTTATTTTTCTTGTGTATTTAACATCTTTAACTAATAATTCTTTTTTTACGAGTTGGAAAGCTCTAAGTTATAAACCACCCAATCAATCAAACAATAAGCTAATTGTGCTTACTGATACCATACTTTACAAACAGGACACTCAATGCACTTACTTTCTGCCACTTCTAGTCAAATTGCGGTCAAGCGTGAAACAAAAGCCCTAAGGGGCTGATTTATTTTTTTAATATAATTCATTTATTTTTCCCTAAATCAAAATGTATTGCTGGCTGATTGTTCCATAGTTCTAATGTTTCCTTGTCTACTTCTGACTGATTCATGTATTCTCTATTCATTCTAGCTCTTGTATTATCTACTTTAATTTTAATACGCTTCTTGTATTCCTGCTGTCGTAAGTACATTAAATATTTATCTCTAGCCATAGTTACCTCCTATAAATAGTATAACACAAAATGCCTACAAAGTCAATCATAGCTTACATAACAGAGGATAAACCAAACCTGAAAAGTGGATATGCTATAATAAATACAGAAGTTAAGAGAGGAAAGCAAATGACAGAAGCACAGCTATTATTTAAGCAAGAAACAATGTCAATTGTTGAATTTAACGAGTTCTTACTTAATGCTGTTGAATGTGGTTTGATTAATCTTGATACAGCTTTAATTTTTAAGGGAGAATAAAGAAATGAATAAAGAGCATATTTTAGCACAAAAAGAAGTATTGACTCCGATTGAATATGAACACTATGTTAAGCACTTATTTGATATTGGAGAACTAAGCAAAGAACTTTATATTGAATTGAGTTCTGATTTATGAGCAAAGCCTTAGCGATTGACTTTAGTACTTCTAATACTGGTTATGCGTTTCGCAATCCGTTGACAAATGAGTATGTAGTCGGTTCAATTTCAGGTGGTAAAAGTAAAGACCCTTTGGAACGTGCCAAGATTATAGCTGACGGCATAACAGAAATTATTGAGCATTACAATTTATTTGATTATTTTATTTATATTGAAGAACCTATTATCACGTTCAAGTCTAAGGGAAACATCTCATTGATTAGAGCTAACGGTTCATTCTTGGGTGTCATGCGTAACCGTCATAACATTGGCTATGTTGATGTACCAAACAGTAAATGGTGTGGGTATCATCTAATTAAGGGTAAGAGTGCATTGCGAAAAGTACAAAGCATTGAGATACTCAAGAGCTATAACATAGTACCTGATAATGATATCAATGATGACATGGCAGACGCGTTTTGTATCTTACTCTATGTAGAAAGTCAGGAGAATAAATGATTGTAATTAATATTGCCTTGATTATTCTAGGCATTTTATATGGTGTAGGTTCGGTTACCAACTTTAAAGAGTGGTATTATCGCCATGACTATCTAGCTATTATGCTAAGTGTATTTACGTCTATCTTATTGGTAGTAGCTGGAATATTAAATACGTTAAATTGAAAAGGAACTTTGAGTAGTTCGCCTATATGGAAATGGGTTGTTAGTATATACCGAAATAAAAAACTATCCGTTACCCTTGACGATATAAGGAGCTTAAAGTAGGTGTACTGATTGACGGTGCTTAAATGTTATAGAGTTAACAGCCAAGCAGAGGGTGCATAGCATAGAAGGTAAACAGAAACCGAAACTAACAGCCCTTTGCATATTGCGAACATAGTATAGTGGTAATACTACAGACTCCAAACCTGTAAACGTGGGTTCGATTCCTGCTGTTCGTGTTCTCCTTTATTTATTATATGTTAGTACGTCATAGAAGGCTGAAAGCATATAATAACACAACATAGTATAATAGTATTACAGCTCTGCAAAGAGAAGATGAGGGTGCGACTCCCTTTGTTGTGTTAGTGGTGTAGGGTTCGATTCCCAATACTGCTATAAGATAATAGGAGAAGCGAATGATGATGCCTGTGGAGGTAGAAAAATGAGCGAAGTTTATAAAAATATGGTTATAGCAAATGCAGCTATTTCAAATGATATTTATTTAACAACAATAAATAAAGACGGGGATGATGAGCCTTAAACGGAAAGTAATAACAGAAGATGTTCTTCGAGCGACTGTCCAAAACATGAAAAAAGATGCTGAAAGAAACGGTCGTGTTGTTTATTCTTGGTCTGCTGGTGATAAAGTTGTCACCCTTGCTTTTATTCCAGATGAGCTAAGAGTTCAATTCTTAAAATGGTGTGATGAAGTAGGATACTTGAGAACTGATGTGCCTGTGGAGGACTGAGAATGACAAGATGAGGTAGTCATAGTTAGCGGTACAGTCTAATGGTAAACGTGGGTTCGATTCCCAATACTGCTATAAGATAATAGGAGAAGGCGAAGTGATTGATGTTGTAGGTTGGTTTGCTGTTGTGTTATATGGTTAGGTAGAAAGTTAGGGTAACATACTTGGAAGAAAGATATTTAGATGATAATTATGTTGTGAATGATAATGGTGAAGTATTCAGAGTTCTTGCGAATGGTTCAAGAAAGAAAAGAATACCAGAGTTGCATAACGGATATGAAAGAATAAAGATATATAATAAGACATATAGAGTACATCGTTTAGTTATGAAACTATTCAAAGGAGAAAGTGATTTGGCTGTTGACCATATCAATGGTATTAAACACGACAATAGACTGTGTAACTTACAGTACGTGACAGCAGAAGAGAACACTAGACTATATTGGGAAAGAAACAAGTTAGCAAAGCTTATAGATAATAAGAACAAACTTTTAATTAAATTAAATAAAATAAATAAAGAGATAAGTGAAGAAGTTTTAAAAAAATAAAAATTTTTCCATAGGTACCCGCCCCCAAAGTTGGTATGTTAAGGAGATTTTCAG